GGGGGTGTGGGGGGAAGGGGCGAGGGGGAGGGGGGCGTAACGTCTACAGTAACGTTACTGTCACGTCTACATTCGGCATCAGGTAACGTTACGCGTGACGTTACTGTAGACGTGACAGTAACGTTACGCTCTGCCCTCCATCGGCGCTGCCTTTCCGCCGCCGCCGCTCGCGCCGTGCGCAGCTTGTCCGCATCCTCCCTGAGCGCTTCGAGCGCATCCTGGAGCGTGGCAGAGAGGTCAGCCAGCTTCGTCTCCGCGATGGACAGGCGGCGGTCCAGATCATTTACTCGCTCGCGCACGGTCACGCTCCGCCCCCTGGTCCCCTCATCGTCACCACCTTCCGCTCCCGGCTCTGCTCGGCCCTCTCGCGCAGCTCCCGCTCGATGCCGGTCAACTCTCGCCGACTGGCGGCCAGTTGCCGCTTCGCATTCCCCCAGGGATGGGGCCGAGTGCGCCCGCATGAAGCGCACTTCAGCCCCATCGTTCCGCCCGCGTCGGCGGAGAGCAATTCCGTTTTGTGTCGGCAGCGCGGCAGGCGGTAGAGCGCATACCCCACGGGGCCGACGATGAGCAGGATGGCGAGTTGGCGGAGGGCGGTCACTTGCCCTCCAGCGCGTCGCGGCCGGCGGGGGTGATGGACCACGTGTCCTCGTCCATCAGGCTGATCGCACCGTCAATGTTGACCAAGCCGTGAATGAAAAGCTGCTCCATCACGTCTATCCGGCATCCGGCCTCTCTCTCGCTCAGCGGCTTCCCGGCAGACCGGAGCCGTTCCAGCACTTCCCGCTGGCGCTTGGTGGGCTTAGTTGCCATCGAGCGTCCCGCATTTATGCATCTCGCTGATTAGCGCGCCACGCGAGCGTTCGGTGCGTCCGGAATTGAAATATTCCACCACCGCGTCCAGCAGCGCCAAGAACGCGGTGCGCTCGGAGCGGAGGCGGTCAATTTCGGTCAAGAGTTGGCCCACTGGCGTATTCGCCGGGTCGGCATTGTTGGCAGCAATTTCCGTCAGTCGCTCAGCGCTCATGGGCTTCATGGAACCTCCCACTGGCCGATGTGCTCCTTCGGATCGAGCGCCGCAAGTGCCCCTTGCAGCGTCAAGAAGAACGTGTCGTCGCTGCCCCAGGCAGCCCATGGGGCCCCGGCGCGTTTTATGGCGTCCCCTTGAGCCACCATCTGCTCCCACTCGTCGTAGCCGTTTCCGCCAGCGCCGATGCGGAAGTAGTTGCGGTTCGATGCGAGCTTTTTGTTCGGAAGCCCAAGCGCATGCCGGGCATAAGTTCTTTGCGAAGTCGTCATGGCTTCACCTCCGGACCGGGGTTGGCGGGTGCAGTGGCCTGATCGTCTCCTGGTAGCAGCGGGTCGCCGTTGAGAACGTGGCGGAGCGCTCGATCGGCGTCACGCCAAGCGCGCAATCCCTGCTCGGGTCGCATGTTCATGAACTCCGACGCCTTCTTCGCGGCCACCTCCAGCTCGCGCACGCGGGCGATCAGCGCCGGGAGGGCGTTGCGGGCAGAGGCGATGAACGCGGCGTCGCTACCGGCTAGGATTCCGGCCATCATTGGGACGCTGAGCCATACCGTCCCCATTTTTACTTCGAACCACGGCCCCGGCGTTGCCGCACGCTCCAGCCGCTCCAGCTCATCGAGGTCACGCTCGGTCATGGCTCACGCTCCAGCGTGGCATCGGGCCCGTCGAACGTCCCGCAGTGGAGGCCACCGCACTTCAAGCACTCGAAACCCACCATTGCGAATCCAGCGATCGGGTCGCCCTCGAACGCGCCGAAATCCACAGTCACGATCTCGCCCCCATGCGAATGGTCACGGATCACGCGGAAGCGGTCACCGGCCCGATAAGTTACGCGCCCCTTCATGCTCGACCTCCAAACTCGCGGATGATCTCGCGGAGCATCCGGATGCGGGCGCGGGACATTGTTCCTTCTTTGCAGGCATCTGGGCAGCAGTAGCCATTGTGTGCGTGGGTCTGATGATCCTGGTCATGCCACGCCAGCAGCTTGAGCCGCTCATGCAGCTTCCGCCGTGCGGTTTCAAGGCGACGGTCGCGCATCATTCCTGCTCCGAGTGGAAGCGGTCTTGGTGGCGAGCCAAGCAACCGTTGCACACGAAAGCGTCGCATTCAGGGGCCGTGCAGTGGCTCGCCGAGCCCCCGACTTCATGGCATTCGGCGCACTTAACCGGAATGACCTGCTTCGGCGCTTCCTTCCCCTTTCGCTTCCGCTGCCCATCGGCGATCCGCTTCCGGCCCGATGGCGTCTGAGGCGCGGCCAAGGCAAGTTTCGCGGCCTCAAGGCGGGCAAGGTAGGCTTCCAAAATTGCGACGGCGGCGATCTTCGCCTTGGCATCCTCGAGCAGGCCCTTGGTGTTGTCAATCGAGCCTTGGAGCGATTCGACGTGCTCTTCGATGGTCATGGGCGTTCCTTTGCGATGGCTGCGAGCTGCGCGTAGTTTGTGGTCACGCCAAACGGACCGCCGGGGCGAACTTTCAAGGGCACGCCATGCTTGCGTAAGTCGCTCGCTTTCTTTCCGGCTGACGCCGGACTGATCCCAAACGCGCGGGCGATTGTAATGACTGACCCATCACGCTGCCAGCGCCTAACAAAGTCCTCAAGCTGCTCTTGGGAAAGGCGTACAAGGGTCCGCTTTACCGGCTTCGATTCCACATCGCTAGGTTGCATGGTCATGGGCGTTCCTTATGGGCGGTCAAAGTCGAGTTCGAGGCCGCTGCTGTACTGGCCGAGTTCCGATTGGGGCGCGGCATCCTGATGGTTCGCGGCAAGCTCCACTTCAACCGGCGCGGCTTCCAGCGCCGGTATTGGCGCGCCAGCGATTTGCCGGTTGAGGCGCTCGATTGACGGGCTCGCAGGCGCGCGAATGCCAGCTGCCATCGCGCCGTCGTATTCGTCGTAGAGGCCCCCGAACCCAAACGCGATGCGGGCGCATTGGGCGATGGCGCGGTGGCGCAGCATTCGCACTGGCTGCTGCCTCCACGGGTCTGTTTGGCGGCGGCATTCCACGACGTATTCGGTTATCGTCAGCGGATGGGAGCGGTCCTTGCGCCAGATCGTGCAGGTGAACGCGACCAGGTTGCCGGCCTCCCGCACTTCCACGACTTCAACGCCATCGAACGCGGCTTGGCGGTTGATGAGCTTGTACCAGCCATCCACGCCGACGATGGGGACGACGCCCCCGCCCTTCGCCGGGTATGCATAAATTTCCTTCAGGAACGGGTTCAGGTCGTAGAGGTGAGCCACCGCGCAGAACGCCGCCAATTGCTCGTTCGTTGCTGTGCCGCTCGGAAAGATGGTTTTCTTGAGCGTGTCCGCCAGCACGCTGCGACTCAGGCCGTAGTGATCGGCCATCGCGTCAAGCAGGCCGCTTCGCTTCGCCTCCGCGACCGCCGCGACGGTGGTTTGCCGTTCCAATTCTTCGCTCATTTGTCCCCCTTGAACCACGCGGGCATGATCAGCGGCTGGACCTGCTCGAAGTATCCCGGCCACGAATCCTCCGCGAGGCATTTGGCGTAGCGTTGCAGCAGCGCGCAGTATTGGGCGCGCCCGTATTGCAGCAGCTCATCCTCGACAAAGTAGGCGGCGAACGCATGGGGCGGCTCGGACTCCCAGCAGGCGAACACGTATTCGCGCTTCTCGCCCGTCGCGGCCTTCCAGCCGTCCACATACCACGCGGCCCGCATCGGCCAGCCGAGGTTGCTGGCCGTGCGCCCGATGCCGCGATCCGATGCGTCCACCGTGCATTTGAGATCCACCAGCAGTGGTTCGCCGTCCCTGGGCGCGAAGTCGGGGCGGCAACGGCACCGGACGCCGGTGAGGCTGTCGGTCCAGTAAACCGATGCTTCCCGGAGGCCATCGCCAGACATCAGCATTGCGGCGGCGGGGTGCGATGCCACGGCGGCGACGATTTCCGCGATCTTGTCACGCGCGCCGGCGTTCAACTCAAGGCGGTTGCCGAGGCTCTTCGAGAATTCAGCGCATATAGCTTTGCCCTCTTTCGTGCGCCGGTCACAATCGGGCCGGAATGCCACGCGGGCATCGAATTGGTCCGGCTCCAGCAGGGCGCAGTGAACGGCGGTCCCGAACCGCTGCGCATCCGTTGGGGCTTCTGGCGTGCGACCTGGGCGGCGGCAAGCATGCCAGTGGTGGAGCGGAGAGCGGCGCAGCAGCGAAAGGCCCCCTGCGCCCACGCTCCCGGTGTCGGCATGGTAGGTTTCGGCGTCCAGCCCCTCGACAATCTTGGGCGGCTCGAACTCCAGCGGGGACGCTGGTGCGGGCGTGGGATCCGGAGGATCATCGAATCCGTCTCGCAGACCGCGACTTTCGAGCAGGTCTTCGATGTCCTGAAGGCTCACGCCCAAGTCATCGGCCATCGGGAGCCTCCATTGCGGCGCGGAGAATCCGCATGCTCTCGGCCTGAACGTGCGCGAGTCGGGCATCACTCGCGGCATCATCGGCCAGTCGTTCGGCCACCTGCTGCCAGATGCCATCCGCAATCGCCGCATCCACGAGCTTCTGCCGCTCATCGCTATCGCGCATGAGGCGCGCCATGTACCGCTCCCTCCACGCATCGTGCAAGGCCTCGTACTCGGGCGTGCCCCACCAGGGATTGTCTTCCGGCTCGCCGACGGATTCGCTGGGCGGTTCTGGCTCTGGTTCTTCGATCATTAGCTGATCCATGCCCATTCGCCGTCCGGAAAACGGAAGAGTATGCCGCCCTGCAGCCGCAGCAGGTAAGCGCCAAGCTCTTCGGCTCCGTCCGAGATTTCGCCAGCAGTGCGCCCATGAATTTCCTGCACGCTGCCGTCGCGGAAACTAGCGGTGCCGACCATCGGGCCATTGCCGTGTTGCGGGCGATGGGGACGAGCTTCCAGCGGGATGAATTGTGTGGCGCTTCTCATTGCGCCTCCATTGGGGCCGGGTCGGCCATCCCGGCGTTGAGTTGCGCATCGAGCCGGTGGGCGCAGATGCCCATGCCCAATGCGCCAAGGAGCAGGATTGCGGCCAGCCAGAGCGCGAAGGCGCGGTCGGTCATGCGCACCGCCCCGGCACGCTGGCCGGACTGCCGCGCAGGCCCTGCTTGCGCTCGGATTGCGCGGGTTTCCGCGCCGCGATCACGTTCCCGCCCTGCCGCCGTTGCCGAAGAATCCGCAAAAGCTCTTGGAAGCCGTCGCCCTCGCGGGCGATCCTTGCCCCCATGATGAACACGCCAATGACCGCCTCGGCCCGCGACAACAGCGGCTCCCGCTCCACAAGCTCAAGCACGACCCGGTGCTCTTCCTCGCGGAGTTTCAGCGTGGTTGGGAAGTCGAGCGCCATGCCGGTTATGCCGCCTTGCGCGATGGAGCGGACGCCAGTTTTTCGCGGGCCGCATTCCGGCAAAAATCCGAAAGCGTCTCGCCGCGCCGCCTGGCAAGTCGCACCAATTCGCGTTTCTCGGCGGGAGTGACCCGAAAAGCGATCTGCACTGATTGATGTGGTGTGCTCATGTCAGACATACGGTATACGCATGTCTAGCGCGATGTCAAGCGAAAAAGGAACTCCGAACCAACTTTTTTTTGGTAGGCTCTAGTCAGACATGGGAAGGAACTGGAACAAAAAGAAAACAAAGCAGATAGCTATCCGCGTCTCCCCCGAGGAGAAGGCGCAGATGGAGTCGCTTGCCCATCAGTCCGGATTCGACAGCCTCTCGGATTGGGTGCGTTCAGCCATGAAGGAGGCCGTGCGCGCAGGCAGCCACCAAAAAAAGGGCACGATGCGATGAAAAGAGGTAAGCTGCTCAGATGGCCGGGAAAGGGAGGCACGCAATGAGAGCTATCGCGCCCGCGCTGGTGCTGGCTGCGGTCTTCGCGGCATCGTGCGGAGGCTCGCCGCTATCGGACAATTCAGCCGCGACGGAAGTCCGCGTCGCCGGTGCTTTCGCTGGAACGTACACGATCATGGGAGGGCAGCCGTCGGCTGTGGTTGGATATGTGCCTGACGGCGGCGCTGGAATCTTCGCGGATTCTTCCGACTTTTGGACGCTGCCGACGTTCTCGCAGGCTGGCGCGGTCAGCGGCACATTGGGGCTCGTGGCACCGCCCGGACAAAGCCTGACTGCGACGGAGCCGGTTTTCTCGATCTCAGGATCGGCGACGGGAAGCCCCGCGACCGCAATCGCTGGAACCGTGTCGGACCCGCAAGGCTCTGCGACGTTCTCGCTGGCGTCGGTTTCGGCCGCGCCGCCGAACTCTGGCGATTATGCCGGGAACGAGAATGATTTGGACGAAAGCCCAGTCCAGATCACGATGGCGGTGGACGGCAGTTTTACTGGGGCGACGCGGACAAACTGCGCTATTTCCGGCTCCATGGTGCAGACTACTCAGGCGGGGATCTACACGGTTACCATTGTTGACGGCGCGCCATCGGCGGGGAATCTCAACGAGTGCATTGGGGCCGGGACCGGAGCGGCGTTCACGTCATCGGTCGATGTGCTGGCACTTCGGACCAAGGGCGTGAGCGGCCCATACCTTTATATCATTGCGAACGGCACGGCCAACGGGCTGCTGCTGCAACTCGCGCAGCAGTAGCCGCCCATCACGGAATCACGCTGAGCACGTGATCCGTCGAGTTCCATAGCTGGCGGCGCGCATCCGGGGGAGCCACGATGCAGCCGAGCGATGCGGCGCGCTGGCCAAGCTCGTGGATGTCATCGCCGTGGATGTAGAAGCCGGAGCGGCCGAACATCTGGTTCCCGTCGTGCGGAATCAGCGTGATGGCGAACGGGCCGAGGTGCGCCAATTCCGCGTTCGCGCTCGCGGGATTGTCGGGATCGTTGACCGGCGCGCCCAGCGAGTACAGCCCTTGCGGGATCGGCCCGACATCGGCGCACTGTTGCATCGCGGGATTGTTGACACCCGCGCCGTGGCCCGAGTAGCACGTTGCTACGATGAAGCCGTTCGCATCCGAGAGGTCGCCAGTTGATTGAGAGTATTGCCACATATTAGCTCTCGCGCGCCTCCTGGATCTCGCCGGTGCGCTGATCCCACAGATGGGACGAGCCCAGGGCGACGCCGTGCGCCTCCGAAATCTGAGCGCGAAGCGCGACGAACTCCCGCACCGCCTCCCGCGCATGCGCCTGCGCGATCACGGCGTCTTTCTCGGCCAGCTGAGCGCGGGCCAGCGCAAGGTTGAGGTCAACGAGTTCTTGCGGCGTGAGCCGCGGCCCCGATGGCGCGCGGTCAATGGGCAGCGGGGTGTGCTCGCTCACTGCGCACCTCCCTGCACCGGCGCTGCGAGACGCATCGGCTTGGCCGTGCCGCGCTGGGGCCAATCGTATGCCAAGAGATCGTGGACCCGGTGAACCAGGCGTCGGTGCAGCTTGAGCAGCGCCGAAACAACGTAGTAGTCTTTGGCTACCGCGCTCGATCCGGCGAGCACCGCGGCAGCCGCGCCCGGCGCGCTGAGCAGCCCGTCATCGTCCACCCCCGCAACGCCAAGCTCGCCCTCCAGATCACCAGCAGACAAGTCCAGGGCTGTCGCGTCAGCGGCCATGGTGGCTGCGTGCTTCGCACGCGCGGCCGGGTCGCCAGCGACGGCCTTTGCCTGCGCCGTGAGCGCCGACAATTCCCGCGCGACGAGCACGGCCTCGGCGTGCCCGTGTGCAGCGCCGTGCTTCGTCCGCGCAGGTTGCGCCGCGAGTGCCGGAGCTGACGGCATCGCCGCGTAGGCATCCCCGCCGTGGTCGGCGTGATAATGGCACGGTCCGGCGCAGGAGCACCGCATGTTCGCCCGCAGCACCCAGTACTGGTGAGTGCCATCCGCCGCCTCGTGTGGGTACAGTTCCCACGTTTCGGCGCAGACATCGGTGTAACCGGGCCAACGCGGATTGACGGCCTGTGCCGTCACGTTCAGGTCAAGCGTTTTGCCCTTGGCGTCGGTGAGTGCGGCGAAATGGTTGGCGCTCTTCACGCCGCCCAGCAGAACTTTATGGACTCGGGTTTGCATCGTTCCTCCTAGAGATCGGGATCAAAAATTCCTACGCCCGCCGCGTGCAGCTTGGCGAGCAACGTCCGCGCGGTGTCGGTCGCGGTCGCGCCGTGGGCGGCAAGCGCGGTGGCGAGCGCTGCTGGAAGCACTGTGGGATTGGCGGCGGCAGGAAGCGTGTGCAAATTGCTGTCCGCAGCAAGTGCGGCGCGCGCGCTGAGGTGCTTGGGCTCGCAGCGCGCAAACACTGTCCCTCCGCGCCGAAACCACGACCACCTGCCCCGCTGCCAGTGGGGCATAAGGCGCGACAGATCGGCGGCGATGACGTGGATGGGTGTCATAGGTACGGCAGGGGAGCGTCGCCGCTCCTGCCCCCGTCGCCGTTCGTGCCGCCGCCAGAACCGTCGCCCGTCGTCGAGAGCGCGACGTCGGCGTTGATTATGACCGGCAATAGGCCGTCCGCGATTGCGAATGACGCGACCTGCGCAGCACCCATGGCCGACGGGTGGCTGGTGATCACACCGGACGAGTTTGAGATGTCGGCCTTTACCTGCTGAATCACGAGCACGTTGGCGTTAGGGTCCCAGCAGATATTCGCAGTGAATGTACTCGTGTTGGTGGACGTGTCGCTGGGCGGCGGCGGATAGTCCACTGCCTGCCCAGCCCAGGTGCCAAAGGTCGCCGTCGAAGTCGGAACCGAAATAGTGCTGCCATCGGGGCGGTAGAGCGTGCCCGCGAACGCAACTTTGACTTCGATCAGGCCGGTGCCGGTGTTGTAATCCATGAACGCCACGCCAGAGAACGGGACGGGCGTGACCGAGCCTTGCGCGTTGAACGCCGTCGAGACGTGGTACGTGTGGTCGGCGTTGACGTGGGCCGGCCGAACGTAAGTCGTCCCGTCGAAAATTCCGTTGTCGAAATGGATCAGCTTGCCGGTGCCAGAGCCGTGGCAGGCGGCAAGCGGAATTGCGCCCGCGAGCGCGCCATCGAGGAGCTTGTCGTAGACGCTCGCTCCCTCGATCGAGAGCAGCTCCGACGTGGGCGCACCGCCGATCCCGAGGCCGCCGCTGCTGTTGATCGTGATGCGGGTCTGCGCGGCTGTCTGGTCGTACGCCACCAAGTCTCCGGTTACACTCTGATGGTAAAAACTCCGGCCGCCTGCGGCCGTATCGTTCATGACGAACGCCGGGCCGCCACTTTCGTTGGCTCGCACGTTGCCGCCAAAGATGTCTACCAGAGTGCTGTTCGCGCCCTCGAAGCCGTGGCCTGTGGATGTGAGGTAGCGCCGCAGGCCGCCGTTGCGCACCTCGATGAGGTTGCCGCCGACCTCGGACAAGTAGCCCGCTACGCCGCCCGCCTCGGTCCCGGACACGATGTGGCCGGCCGGGTTGGCACCGACGCTTAGCACGTCGCCGGCGCTCTCAAGCTCGTAACTCGATGGTATGCGGTCCGCGCCCCAGCCGACCGGCCCGCCGACCAAACTCCGGATGCCGTTCAGCGCCAAGTCCAGGTTGCCGCTGTTGCTCGACAGCAGCGCGGACTGCCCGCCCGCGGCGGCATCGTTGGCGATGAAAAACGGCGAGGTCGCATCGGCCGCAAAACTTCCAGCAGCCTCTACAACCTGGGTGCTAGCCGTGCGGCCGACGCCATATTGGCCGCTGGCGTTGACCGAAGTGCGCGTGGAAGCGTGGGTCGAGTCATAGACGATGAGCGCGCCAGATTCGGACTGATGGTAGAACTCGCTCCCGCCAGTATCGTGCAGCCGGAAATACGGCTGCGAAGAGCGGATCGCTCCGCCGTTGCCGTACAACTCGAAGTTGTCGGTGGACGCGATGCCCTGGAACGCCGAGCCAACCGAGTTGTTGGTGCGCACCGTGCCGCCCGCTCGATATTCGGTGAGCACCCCGGCCAAGGATTGCAGCCGCACCTCCACGCCGCCCGTCGCGTTGTCGGTGATCAGCAGGTTCGCGCCGCTGGCACCGGATTGCGCGCGCAGGTACACGCTGAACACGTCGAGGCCGAGGCCGGGTGTGCCACCCAGGCCGAGATTGCCGCCAGTACCATCGGCTGTGACGCCGCTGTCACCGCCGATTTTCTGGCCGCTGGCCAGGTTGCTGCTCGTGGTGATCGCGCCGGTGATGATCGGGCTGTGGTTCGAGTACGGGAGTTGGCCGGAGACGCCGCCCGTCGGATTGACGATCAGCTCCCCATGGCCACCGCTTCCGACGCCGACCACATCCGCCACAGGACCCGCGAGCCCTTCCCAGACGCCTGCCGACCCTGGAGCCGCAATCGTGAACTGCACGGCAGGCACGCGGTCGAGCGATTGCCGCGACTCGCCAGCCGAGTTCCACGAGAGCGCCTTGAAGTACACCGTCTGGCCCGACAATCCAGCGGGAATCTCCCAGCTCGTGGACGCGGATGCGAACTCGACAAGCTGCGAGCCTGCCGGGAACGCTGTCGGCGCGGTCCCGAGTGCGCCGCGGTAGAGGTCGCTGAGGGCATAGGTGCTCGGCTGCGAGCCCGGCGCAACCGTCGCGAACGAGAGGAACTCCAGCGCCGTCGGGACGCCCCCGCTTTGCGCGATCACGGCGGCCATGTTGAACAGCGTTGACGCGGCGGCATCCGTAATGCCCTGCGGGGCGGCGGCTGCGGCGCTGGCGGACGCTATGCGCTGCCAGTAGGGAGAGGCATCGGTCGGGACGGCGGCGGAATTTGCCTGGATGGCGATCCACGGCACGCCATCGTAGACCACAGCAGCTCCGAGCGAAAACGAGGTCGCCGGGTCCCATGCTGGCAGGCCCGCCGTGAGGGCGACCTGGTTTCCGGTGGTGGTGGGCGCTACCTCGATGGTGTTGGTCGTATCGTGCGTCAGCCCGAGCGCACCCGATGGCGATGCCGCGATGGACGAGAGCGCCGCCGTAAGGGTGAAGACCGGCGCAGCAAGCTTCGCCACGTCAAGCTGGGTGTAGCTGGTCCCATCGAGGGAATAGTAGATTGCCGCGCCGGCCCAGTTGGCGGAATCGGTCCCGCGCGCCCAGATGTAGAGCTTGCTCGACTGCTGGTTGGCGGTGACGTTCGAGGCCTGCACGATCACAAGCTCGGTCCCGCCCGCGACCGCGACCCCATGCGTAGGATGCAGGACTGGCGTGCTGGCCTTCGGGTTTGCGACCGGCATCGCGTAGCCGTTGCCTGGCCAATCCTCGCACGTGACGGTCAGCCCCTCTTTCGGGTCCAGGTCTATTTTGGTGATGCGGACCACGTTGGCGGAGAGTCCGATCCGCGAATCCGTCAACGAAACCAGGTCCATCGGCTCCAGGTACTCGAACGTGATCGGGAGCCGGAATTCGTAGGTATTGCGGACTTGCGTGACGCGCTTCAGCGCCATGTTCGCAACAGCGGACGCAAGCTGCCACGTCGTGATGAAGTCCACCGAATCCGCGCCCCGGATGCGGAGCCCGAACCGCTCGACGCTCGCCTCGTCCTGCTCGTACACGAGGTCATCGTTGTAGCTGTTGGAGCGGTTCTTGTAGTTGATCTGGACGCGGTTCCAGGCGTCGGCCCACGGCGTGCGCTCTATCGTGACCGGGTCGGAATTCTCCTGCCCGAGGAATTGATCATCGGTCAGGACCGCCGCAACCGTGAGGTTCGGCGTGTAGACGCCGACCGCCTCATCGCCATACGGCAGCAGTTTGATGACGCCTTCGCTGTAGATGGCCGCGACGTTGAATGCTTCAAGCCAAGCGCCGATGATGGATGCGGCCGATGCGGGATTCTCGATTGACTGCGAGATGTAGAACTGATTAGCGGCGCACCAGTTGGCGGCGCTTGATGCATTCGTGCGCCAAGTCGCGGCGTCAATGACGCCGGACGGAACGCCGATGCCGATGAATTGATCGGTCAGCAGAAGCTCGGCGCACTCGATGGGGTCGGCATCCAGCACTCCGCCGCCCACGATCCCGAAACCCATCACCTCGTAGCTGTAGTTCGGCATCACGCCGGAGGTTCCGAGGTAGCCGTTGTCGGACTCAACCAGCGCCGTCAGCGAGTACCCCACCGCCTGCGATGGATGGGATGCCTCCATGTAGGCGCTGGGCGCTTGCCCCAAGCCGCCCGCCGCGAAATCGAGCGCCTCGGAGAATTGCAGCGCGAACATGTCGTAATCCGGGTTCAGGTACATGTACCGGATCACGATTTCCTTGCCCGCATCGGCGGCATTGAATGTGTAGACCCCGAATCCGCCGACGCCCCCGACCGAGGTGTTGGCCCAACTGTATTGGCCTGCCGCCGGCGAGCCGCCAACGTTCGTTAAGGCGGAGCCGCCCGGATAATACGCGACTCCTGCATCCTGCTGGAACACAACCGAATTGCTCGTCGCGCCGCCCGGTTTCGTGATCTGCTGCTCGCCGCCGTGGCTTACGACGATCTGGTACGGCGACGATGCCGGGACCACGTAAAGCTCCGAGGTGAACAGATACCGCGGATCGTAGGTAAGCTTCGCCGTGACGGTTTGGCCGCCATCAGAGTTGGACCCGACGTACACGCCAGGCGTCGTCTGCGGAACGCCATTGTTGGGCGGCGTGCCGTTCGGATCGAAGATGTATTGGTCAGGCCCTAGGGTCGGGTACGCCATGGCTCAGAAGGTGTCGGGGAATTTCTCTTTCGGGCCGGTCGGGCCGGTCACGCCGATGTCGGTCACGATAGTGCTCGAACCAGGGGGCGGCGTCGGGCCGACCACTGGCTGGGGCGGGTGAGGAATCGTCCCCGTGACAAACCCGGTTGATGGCTCGCTGTAGGCCACGCCTAGCGCAAGCGGGGCCGATGTCGCAAGCTGCTCGCCGCCAGACGAGGTTGCAAGATAAAGGTTCCAGCCGGTTGCGCCACCGGAGGATGGCGGCGATGCACACGACAGCAGGTGCCCAGCCGCAAGCGAGATCGTTGCCTCGGCGCTGTGGCCGCTCTCGCCATTGGCGTCGGTATAGGTCGCTGTCGCGTAGAGGGTCCGGGCTCCAAGGGAGCCGCCAGCAACCGATGAGAGCGACGGCGCTGCGGCAGGCTGGCTCAGAATGTCGAACGTGACCTGGTAGGGCGTGACGGGCAGCAGGCCGTTCTGGTCCCAGATGCCGTTGACGCCGAGGATCGGGCCTTGGCACAGGACTGCGATGAAGGTGCCCGTGTAGGCGTACATGCCGCTCTTGCCGCCCTTCGCCTTCCCGGCGGCGGACTCGGCATGGGCCTGGAGGTCGGCGTCGTAGATCAGCTTGCCGGACACGCGCTCGGTCCCGAACACAATCGGGACCGGGATCCCCTGGAGGGATTGCGTGACCGGGACATTGTTGATCGGCGAGACCTTGGGCGGCGGCGAGAACAGCATCAGATGAGTCCGTTCATGCGGAAAAACAGCGGAGCGCGCCCGCGCAGGCGTCCGCCGTCGCCGCGCGCCATCGTGACGCCGGACTCCCGGCAGGCATGCATGACGGCGCGCGGCCACTCGACGACGAGGGCCGCATGCGAGTAGGCGCGGCCCATGAGGTACATCACGATGTCGCCGGGGCGCGGCTCTGAGACGGCGCGTGCATGCAGCGACACTAGATCGGAGTAGAACGCATCGCCGCGCATCGCTGGCGCAAGGTAGTCGTATTTGCCGAGCGCGAGCGGCTCGATCACGCCCGCGTCGGCGAACACGCCAGCGAGGAATGACCCGCAGTCGCATCCGCGCCCGCGCTGGCATGCGCCCGGCAGGAACGGCGTCCCGAGCCATCCGCGCGCTGCCTCAAGGACGCGCTCTGCTGGCATCATACGCTGTGCTCCGGCGGAGGAACGAACGGGAAGCCGAGGAAATGGGCGGCATTGCCCCAGCGGACGGTGCAGTCGCCCAGCGTCTTCTGGCAACCCCCGTAGGCCGTGAAGCCGTCCCCGAGCGTGATCGGGAATGGGGGCGGGGAGGCAAGGACAAGGGTCGCGCCCGTAATGGACTGCTGGGATGCGATGTGGGAGAAGAACCCGGAGTTCTGGCCGCTTGTCCACTTCACCTTCCCGTTGGCGAAATAGCCAGCGCCGCTGTAGTTCCCCGAAAGGCTGTTGCCGCGGGAATCCGTAGCTGGCCATGATGATGCGGGCGGGATGATGACGCCGGTGAATCCCGCGCCAACAGTGTTGGCGAATCCGATCAGGGTGAACGTGCAGGATGAATCCCCGAAGGTGTTGAAGCAGCCCGGCTGGATGACGCGCTTCGGGACCTGCTGATTTGCGAGGTAGAGCCAGTCTTGGCAGGTCAGGGTAGCGGTGGAGCGCCCGGTCTTGCGGCACTCCGACACCATGCCGGTGAACCCCTGCAGCGCGATCTCGACCGTGCCCCATTGGCCTGCTGGCATGCTGATCGAGGTGAGCGCCACCGTCGCAGCATCCCAGACCCCAAGGGCGAACGTCTCCTGCATCGGGACGCTGGTGCCTGGATAAACGACGCCCTCCGCTGCGCTCACGGTCAGGTCCACACTCTGGGATTTGATCTCGCCCCGCATCGCCTCAGAGGTCTCGCGCCCGCGCGACCACGAGCCATTGGCGGTGGCGAAGTAGGTATTGCCGCCGTAGGCGAGGTCAGCCGCCCCGCCGCACACCGCCCGCATGATTTGCCCGTTGGGGAGCGTGATCGTCAGCAGGTCCACGCGATAGCGGTCCGGGTTTGCGGCGAGCCACGCTATTTGGGTTGGCGAGATGTTCTTCACAGGATCACGGATCGGAACTTCAGGCTTTGCAGATCCCAGATTTGAAAGAAATTCTCCTGGAGCTGCCCAAGCGAGTCATCATCGAACCGGCAGCGGAAATAAAAGCCGCCAGTCCACGTCAGGGCTGCGCCGGATGCAGGCGCGGTGGTGAACGTCACAAGGCCGGTCGCGCCAATCGAGGCGGGCGTGACGGGCGTTCCCGCGACATAAATCGTCGGCGTGCCGTTGAGGTTCTGCACGATGTCGGGCGCACTGGTGGCGAGCGGCCGCAAAAGCTGGAATGTGGTGGTTGCGCCGTCGCCAGTCCCGAACTGCGCCGCCGTGACGGCGTTGTCGTAGGGGTCTTGGTAGAGCCAATCCTGCGCCTTCCCTTGGACGGCGGCGAAGAACCCGGCCAGGACGCCAAGCGCGGAAGTCGGCTGCGAGAAGTCGCCCTTGAGGTACGTCAGGTCCAGCTCGAACAACCATTGGGGGTAGACTTGCTGGGCCAGCCGAACTTCGCCACGCCTCGACACCGGCGTCTGAACGATGGTCGAGTATTGCGGCGTCTTCCGCACCGGCCACCCGATTCCGAGGCCCGAAGTCGCCGTTGGGAAAACGAGACTGCTCATTTAGCGTTCCAGCGCGATGCCGAAGCCGGGCCCGAGCCCGAGCGCCTCCAGCGTCGCGGCAGGCAGCCCGATCGCAAGCGTGCCGCTGCGCCCGCTCCAATCGGGCTGCGCCTGGTACTTGCCACCGGTCCCAATCGGTGCGCACGGCAGCATCGAGGTACACGTCAGCTTGGCGACATCCTCCATGACGATCTGCCACGAGAGGATCTCCGGTCCAAACTGGGCGCTGCGCACGACGAGCGACGACACCTGGCCGGCGCCACCGTAGGTCACCTGCCCCGACACCACCAGGCTGCCCAGTCCGCTGAGGTCTACGCGAGCGACCACTGGCGCGATGCAGCCACCGGCACCCAGCGTCGCAAGGGTGCAGGGCGGGAACGATGTACTCGCGGGCTTGAATGCCGCCGCGACCATCGCCCATGGGTGCGAGGTGCCGCTCAGGGTCGCATTGGCGGTGCTGCCAGAGGCGATTTGGTCTTCGAGCATCGAAAACGTGTCGGTGCCGCGCGAGGTGAACCCGGAACCGGCTGTCGTGCCGCCAGCGCCGAACACCCCCATCGCAACCACGAGGTCGCCCGACGTGACGGCAAAATTTCCGGTCGCCGCGCTCGTGCCGTTCCCGGACGCTGCCGCAGAGCCGTCGAACACGCTCACGCCCGAGTCTTCCTCGACCGCGATGTCGGTGTAGTTCCCGCCGGTCCCGGCTACGCTAACGGTGTTCGGCCCGCTGCGGGCGATCGTGTAGAACAGCGCCACAACCTGGCTTTCGCTGTTCGTCTCGGTGCCAAGCGGCGTCCAAGTATTGCCCGCCGTGTCGGTCACGGTGAGAGGACCGGCGACGTAGGAATTGTTTTCAACGCCGCAGACCAGCAGGTTGCCTGCGGTGTTGGCACTGGTGAATGCGACGCTCGTCGCGGTCGCCTGATTCGACTGGACGAAAGTCGCGCTCAGCGAGCAGGCGAGCAGACAGAGGATGGCAAGCAGCCGTCGCATTATGCGCTCCATCCGGTTCCAGAATCGAAAAACACGCCGGAGAAAACATTCGGACCGATGCCGGCTAGCTGGTTGTTGCGCTCAGTCCATGCCTGCTGCAGGGTCGCCTTGATGTTCGCTGCGGCCAGCCCGATGGGCACGGTCAGCGCCTGCACTTCCTCAAGGACGCTGCCATTTTGGATGGCCTGGTTCTCGGCGGCGCTCGCGCCAGCCCAAGCAGAGTTGGCGGTTACGGGCGCAGCGCCGCTCGTGATTGCAAACCAAAATGCGGCTTGAATCGTCTGTTGCGTGCCGTTCGTGCTGCGCTGCAGAACTATGACTTGTTTGGCCATGTGACTCCTATTTGTAGCCTGCGTTCAGAAACGCGGTGCTGCTCGGACAGGTTGTGCTGCCGCCTTCGGTCGTGACTGCAGCCACGCTCAAGGCGGTTGAGAAATTCAGAGCGAACCCGGCAGGCGAGTTGGCCTCGAAGGAATTGGAGCTGGTCGGGAAAAGGCCCACGACCCAGATGGGTGGAGTCGTGCCGAGCGTTACGCTACCCGAAGCGGCGTTAAAAAACTCCAGATAGCAAGCCGCCGAGCCCGAGTCCCAGACCTGAAAGCTCAGTAAGTTGCCGGGGCTCGCGTCGATCGTCGCGGCGCTCGTGACAAACGCTGGCGTGAAATTCGTCAGCGCGGCCGCCGAAGCGCTGGACGGCTGAGCGGTCACCGGCCACGGCGTGCTGCCAGCGCTGCCTTGGTTGGCGGTCACCGTGCCGCTCACGGGCTGTGTGCTCGGGAGGTTGTCCACATTGACGTGGAGGTTGCTGCCCGTCGTCTGCGCGACGGTAACCGTGTTGGTCACATCGGCGTTGACGCCGAGCGCGTTGCCGGTTGGCGCGGTGCCGTATGCGGTCGGGCTGGCGAGCGCAACACCGTTGAGCTGCGCGATGTTCACGCCGGGAACATTCTCGATGTTCACCCCGCCAATGGTGTTGGCCCCGGCGGGAATCGCGCCCGTGATGCCAACGGTCCACGATCCGGCCTGGTCCACCGCGCCAATCGTGGCCGCGCCAGCGGCGAGCGCCGGCAGCGTAGCGATCGAGACTGGCTGTGTTGCCTGCCAGAATGTGCCCGACACGGGCACCGTTCCGTTGATGTTCACGATGGCGTGGCCGCTGGTGTCCGTGAGCAACGCGCGGATATCGGTGCCGTCCCAGCCGCCCATGAACACCGGATTGTTGACGCCCGGTGCCGCGCCGATCGCGGTCGGACCGCTCACAAGCGGGTCTTGGCAGTTAGCGTCGCCGTTCGCCGCCACGCCCGTCACGATCTGGGTGCTCGGGCATTGCGTCGGAGTTGTGGCAAGCGCGGTCGCAGTCCCCGCATTGCCAGAAGTGGAGTTTGTGATGGCTCCGATTGCATCCACGTCCGAAGCCGTGAGCGTGACCGCGCCGGTGCGGGTATCGAAGCTCGCCACGCCGGCTGCCCCGCCAGCCTGCCATGTCGGTACCGTTCCAGGCGCGTTGCTCGTGAGCACGAGCCCCGCCGAACCGGCAGCCGGAAGCCTGCTGGCCGCGCCGCTTGCCCCGCCAACCAGCAAATCCCCCACGCCCGTCATCGGGTTCACGAGCGGCGTGCTGCACTGCCAGCCAGTCCCTGCAGAATTGACCTGCGGGACCCCCAGGACGCAGTTGGCCAGCGGCACGATTTGCGCCAGCGGAAACATCACGGCAGGGGTCGGGGGCGGTCCTGCCGACTGCACATCGGCCAGGTTCACGGGCGTTCCGCTCTGGGGCACAATCCACGTTCTGGTGTATTGGCCGCCCGGCGTGATGTTGTAGTAGACCGTGTAGCTGGTGCCGCTCGGCGTGGACCCGATGTTGGGCGGCAGCGCGACGCTGAACGCGCCATTGGTCACAGTCGGGGTCCACTCCTGCCCCTGCGCGACGGGAACGCCATCCGGCGTCGTGAAATCGTGCGTCGCCACGATGGTCAGCGTGCCGTTGGCGAGGTAGATATTGTCTTGAACGGTCGTGAGGGCAGGAGCCTGGGCATGCGCCGCAAGCCCCCATGCGAAGAACATGGCGGCCAGCAGGCCAGCGGTGCGCCAGACCATCGAGCGGCGACGGTGAAGCGTGCGCCGACGCTCGATGGCGAGAGACAGATCGTGCAGGCGGTGCATTCGGGACTCCTATTTCGTTGCGGGGGCCGGCGGAGCGGGCACTGTCTTGCCCTCGAACACGGCAAGCACATCCTGGATGCCAGGCAGGATCGCCGCGATGGCGTTCTCGTCAAACGTGATGTTCAGGCCCTTGGCTGCGACGGCCTGCCCGGTCGCAGCAATCGCGGCAGTGACCTGCCCGAGGGCGGCCATGCCTGCCGACACCACCGCCGGGGCTTTCGGGTTGAGCAGCGCCGCGATGCTGGTGCCGACCTGCAGCGGCGTTTCGCCGCCGAGGATCGCACTGGGGGTGACGGCACCCTGGAAAATCGCTGCGAAGAAGTGGCCGATGGAGCGGAAGAACCCGCCGATGCCGCCGCCTTGGCTGGGGGCGGGCGTGACTGCTGAAGTGCTCATGGGGAACTCGATTCTGCTGGAGGCCAGCGGTTAGGGTTTCTGAATGCGGCTCCCGAATGCATGGCTCAGGTCGCCCGCAAGTGCATGGGCCGAGTGGTAGGCCCAGATGTAGGCCAGCGTTGCATCGGACGGCGGCTCCGGCATGCCCGACACCACCGCCGAGAAAACGTAGTAGCCCAGCATCAGCGCCAGGCCGTGGGAGTTGAGGAAGTTCATTTGGCGCGGGAGATTTTGGGGCGGCGCGGACCGCCCCCGCTCTGGATTCTCCCGTCTCCTTTCTCGGGCTAGTGCCCGTCGTGATGCAGCAGGTACTCGTCAATCTCTTGCTGGAGGCGCTGCATCTGCTGCGAGATTTGGCTGACCTGCGCCTGCACGTCGGCAAGCTGCTGGCTGCGACTGCCGTCGGACCGGAGCCAGCCGGTGGCGGCGATGAGGATTGCGGCGATGGCGGCCACGAGCGGCCCTGAATCGCGTAGTTTGCGCATCATCGGCCAATGGTCTCCTTGAGGAACTGAACGACTTGCCGCACATCGCTGACCAGCAGATAGATGTGGCCCTCGGCCTCGACTTCGCGCTGAAACTCCTTTTGTGCGAGCGAATGGACGCCGCCGCGCGGGCGCTTGCACTCGATCCACAGCGGCATCACTACCGCCGTCCGATAGCCTCCGCACGCGCACCTCGAGCCATCGCGCCGGAGATTGGCGCAGCGGTCGCACCGCCAGAGCCGAGGCAGCGCCAAAATGTCCGCCATGCCCGCGCGGCCACTCGTGAAGCAGCGGCGGCTCTTGCCTTGGCCGAGCACGATGGAGCCGGTGTTTTGGCGACACCACCAGATGCGCTCAGCGGTCAGCAGGTCCTGGACCGCGAGCTTGACCGCGCCTTCGGGAGTCACTCGCCGCGAGGTTCCACGTGGAACCCTCATACGGCGTTCCTCGCCCGCAAGTGGCGATGCATCGCCTTGGCGAAGCGGTCGCCGTGCGCGGCCAGCACCCGATCAACGCCAGCGGCGTCCATCGCGTGAATGGTCGGGGCGAAGTGAAACTGCACAGCGCCGCCAGATTGGCCGCCCTCGACAGCCCGGCGCAGCGGCTCGGCGTGCGCCGCCGGGAGCACCATTTCGTCCCGGTGGAGCATCGTCATCTGGCCGTCGCCCGGAACCCGCCACTGGCCGCCAGCCGCGGATGCGAACGCGAGCGCCCCGATGTAGGCCGCGCCAGCGGCCTCGGGTGCCAGGAATGGACCGATGATCGGGATCCCCGCGATGGCGGCATAGGTCTTGGTTGCCGCAAGGCCCGCGAACTTGCGGGCCTGCTGGAATGCGGAGGCTGACGCTATCGTGCCGGACGCCACCGCCGCGCTGGTGTCGCTCGCCACGTTGGCGGCGTTCGCAACGGCATGCTGGGCAACCCTCCGGGCCTCAACCGCCGCATTGTGGACCTCGATCTTGACCAAGCCTCCGACCACCGATGCGAGCATGTCGGCCCCCATGCGCCGCCACGCGAGGCTGAGGGTTTGGGTGCCCTGCAGGACGCCGCGCATCATGGACTGGAATGCATTGCCGACGCCCGAGAAGCTCTTCTCAAGCGCATCGCCAAGCCCGACAACCTGCGGCTGCTTCTTGGCGTCGGCAAGCTCCTGCCTGATCTGGCTCTCGGCCTGTTGCTCGTACATCCGCCCGATCCCGGCGTTGTAGCGATCCGCCTGGTCTGCAGCCGCGCGCGCGCCAGCCGAAATCCGTTCCCACAGGTGCTCATTGGCCTTGAGCTGCTCAATCGCGGCGGTGTTCGATTTCGAGTAGGCGGCAGTTGCGCTTTCGAGTGCGCGCTTCTGGTCCGCATCGAACGCCGTCACTTCGGCGGCGGCACCGCGCGCCGCTCTCCCGACTTCCGCCCACACGGCGGCAAGCTGCTTCGGGACCCGCTCGACCTGGCGAGTCGCCGGATCGAACGCCTCGACCATCTCGCGCGCGCTGCGCTTCGCTCCCGTAGCGGTCTGGGCAGCGATCTGGTTGAAGGCCGTTCCCTGCGAGCTTTCGATCTGGCCGAGCGCCGACTGGAGTGCGGCAGCCGTCTGGTTCACGGCCTGAATCTGCGCTTGCGTGCTCGCAATGGCGGCGCTGTTGTCCTGGCGGGCTGGACTGTAGGGGTTCGGGCCCGCAACGGCTGCTGCGTTCTGCAGCGCGGCAAGGTTGCGCTGCAATTCCGCGAGCTTTGCGTTGGCCGCATCGGCCGCCGCCGAAATCGGCCCGACCAGCGCATCCGCCGATCCAAGCGTGTTGCTGCCCCGAATCTGGCCGACAAGCTTGCTGATCCCGCTCAGGACCTGCTCGGTCTGCTGGAGGTCCTTGTCCTTGAGGTTCCCGATCTCGATCTTGACCGGCTTCGCCGCGATGTTGGCCTGCAGCTCCCGGACCGCTCCCGATTCATCCCCAAGCGCGCGCCGCAGCGCGACGACGCTCTCTACGTACTCCCAGTTCTTGGCTGCCGCCGCATTTGCGGACGATTCCGATGCCGCCAGCAGGTCCTGGTTGAGCTGCTTCAGCAGGATGGCGTTGTCGTACCACTTCTTGAAGGCGGAAGCGATCTGGTAGATGATGTCCGCGAACGCGCCGGCGGCCAGCACCGGGAACGCGGCTCGCAGGATCGGCCCGAGCGTTGCCGATGAGCGCACGACCGACCCGAGCGCGTACCCGAGGCTCCCGACCCCTGCCGCCGATGCGGCGATGCGGGTCGAGGCGTAAGCCTCCGCGCTCCCGAGGGCGTTCGCGCCAGTCGCCGCCGCGGCATGCGATGCCGCGAGTTCCCCCATGGCGGCGGCTTCGGTTTGGCCTGCCGCGGCCGCGCGCGCCATGGCGGCAGCAAGCTCCGCCTGCGCGGCCGCAACCCGCTGGGTCGCCTCCTGGTACATGCCATACGCGGCGCTGTTCTCCGCGACCTGGCCGCCGACCTGCTTAAAAATGGCATTCTGGTCCGCGATGGCGGCCTTGACGGCGGCAGAGGCCGCCTTGACCGCCTCGGCCATCTGGGCCGAACCCTGCTGAACCGCAGTCGCGGCTTCCGCCATGCCAGCCCGCACACCGCTGGCGTCCAAGTTGGTCGTGACGTTCAGTTGGCGTTCATCGGCCATGGCTTTGGATTTCGCGCCCAATCGGGCAGATCGCTGATCTTGGTTGCGTTGACGCCGGGGACACGCCCGACATTGGCCTTGAGGTCCGCGAGCCCCTCGCGCTTGCTCGGCGCTGGCTTGAAGCCGACAAATGCCCGGACGAGCAGATGGAGCGGCGGAAACTCCTGCCAGTACCGATAGTGCTCAAGCACCTCCGGCATCGTCAGGAGCCCGATTGCTTCGCGGGTCCAGCCGGTGGCGGCTACGAAATCGCAGTAGATGCGGTCGAGCCCGAATCCACCGCCGGCTGGGGTTCCCCCGTGGCGGCCTGCGCGAGGCCGGACACCTGCAGGACCGCCCGCACCATGGCGGCGAACCCTTCAAGGTCCAGCGTTTCCTCAAGCTGCGCGGCGGTGGGCTGCGATGGATCCGCGTTGGCGAGACTGGCCGCGATCATGCCGAGCGACCGCTGGGCCGCCGACCCCGGAGATTCGCCATCCGGGATATCGGTCAGGTACTGGCGAATCTGCTTCAGGTTGAGGGGCGCAAGCTTGTACTCGCGCCCGGCGATGGAGAGGTTGACTGTGGCCATGTTACTCGGAGAGCAGGAGGTCGAAGACATTCCCGGCGGCATTGGCGCTCGCTGAGAAATCAAGCTCCGGGATCAGGAAATCCTCCTGCTTGGTCGCAAGCGAGAGCTTCGTGAACCGGCACGAATAGAGGCGCAGCCCGTACTGGCTGGCCTCGTAATTGTTGTAAAGATGAACCTCCACGATGGGCGAATACCCCATCGGCTGGTTCGACACCGGCACGGTGGTCCCGGTCGTCTGGGATGCGGGGTCGTAGCTGTAGCTCATGCGAACGCCGAGCCCGGTATCGGCAGCGGCAAACGTGTAGACGCCGGCCGCGACGCTGTATTGGCCGGTCGTCGGGCCGCTCGCGACCTTGGTCAGCGAGACTCCGGTGGCGGCGTATTTGACGCCGAGGTCTTCGCCGAACGTCGCCGAGTTGGTCGCGGTGACGGTCCAGGGCGTGGATGCCGGAATGGTCCCGGCTTCATCGCGCGCGTATTTGACGGACCCGACCGTGGACGTTGCGCCGAAAAGCAATTGGTTCAGCAGGATGCCGTTGATGCGGCCAAGCTTCGCTTTGCCAGTTACCTTCCGCTTCCCGACCGCAATGTCATCGGCAAACTGGTTCTGGCCGTACAGCTCCTTGATGTCCGCCGAGATGTCGAGCGACACTTCCTGGAGGGTGCCGAATTGGACCGGGGTTGGGTTGGGTGCCTGGTTGCCGCCAACCGGGACGCCGAATAAGAAGCCAGAGCCGAACGTAAACATGGTTTGCCTCCCGGCCTGCTAGGCCGCCAAGATTGAAATCGGAATGATCGCCACCGCTTGCTGGCCGAGAACCCCTTCAAAAATCCTGATTTCGCCATCCACCCAAGCGTTGAGGACGAGCCCCCCGAGGGTCTGCTTCTCGCCTGCTGGCGTTGGCGAGAGCGCCGCCACGACGGCATCCACCAGCGGATTCAGGACGCTCGATGGAACGCTCGTCGGCGATGCATCGCTTTGGCAGTAAATCCACGCCCGAACGGACAATTGCCACCGGAGAGGCGCGCCGGGGAACTTCTCCGATGCCTTCTCGCCAGCCTGAATCTGGAACAGAGCTGGCTGCGCGGGCGTGTCTTCCCAGCTCTGCAGCCGCCGCCCGACCGTCGAAAACCCCGCCGCTCCGCTCAGCAGCGCGAACAGCGCCGCGTAGATCGGCTCGCGCTCCATCAGGCCGCCATCCCCTCATTGAGCGCCGCCTGCAGGCCCGCGATGATCTCTTCCCGCATGGCGTCATAGGTCGGCCCCATGTAGGGGCGTGGCGGAATCGTGACCGATTGGGCGAAAATCTTACGCCCGTCAATCTCGAACACCAGCGCCTTCGCCGCCTTGGGCGTGATGACGCCGCCGTACTCGTGGATCGCGGCGTACACGAGGCCGGTGAACACGGTCGAGGAAATCCGGTCGCCGGTCCGCACGGTGGCTTCCTGGATCGAGCGCCGGAGCGCCCCGGTCCTGACGTTCAGGACCTGGCCCGACAGCGCTCCCTCGACAATGCGGCGCTGGAGTTCAATGTGGAGCGCGGACATGCGCGCTTCGAGCAGGCCGATGAGCGAGTCCGCTTTCTCTTCGCTGATGGCCGCGGCGGGCGGCGCAATCGTGATCGAGAGCGGCGTCGTGCTCAAGCGGCGATCCTCCGCCGGTAGCGCTCGATGGTGCGCTGGACTTCGGGCGGAACATCCTCGCGCCGGAATGTGACAAGCTCGCCCGCGAGGTTCTTGGACGCTTGATCGGTCCAGCCGCGCCGCTTGAACCACGCGCTGCACATCGCGCACACCGCCTGCCCGACATCGAGCGGAATCGCGGCGTACCCGGCAGTGTAGGCAACCAGGACGTTCTGGTAGCCGCGGCAGAACTCGTAGGCCCCGCCGACGAGCTTGATGCTGAACCTGTCGAACACCCATCCCGCGACAACGTAATCGGGCGATGGCGGGACCAGGAACGTCCCGACGGTGACGGACGCAACCGCCGTGACGGGGAAGTTGAGGAGCGCCAATTCGCCGTTGCCCTGGCCGTCGTAGCGCTCTGCATAGGTCTGCGAAAGCAGGGTCGGCCTGTCGCACCGGGAAAGGAAATCCGCGCTCGCGCCCGAGATGAGGCTCGACAGCACGGCCTCATCGGCGGTCGCCGATGAGCCGAGCCATGCCTTGAGGGCCGCCAGCGTTGTCAGGTCGGTTGTTTGCGCCATCGGGATGCCGTTGCGGAACGGTGGAATGATTGCGGGGCAGCCCCGAAGGACCGCCCCGCCAACGGGCCGCCAGCAGGCGCACTGGCGACCCGAACGCGAACTATCCAGGCAGGATATTGGTGATGACGCCCATTCCGAACGGGACGTACACCTGCAGCATCAGGTCGGCGTACACGCCGAACTGGTACTGGCGCTTCACGCGCGGCCAGTCCGCCTGGTAGTAGTCCTGGCGCGTGCGGATGCGGCGCGCCATCGGGACGTTGGCATTGGGGTATGGCACCGTCTCCAGATCGAAGAAGACCGCGCCATCCGGCATGTTGGGGTGCAGGTCAATCGGCAGCTCCTTCGCTCCGCCCAGCGCGAACGGGTTGAGGTAGCTGCGCACCATCGAGCCGGCCAGCACGTTGGCCTGCCCCGCCATCCCCTGCTCAAGCTGGATGCGGTAGACCGGATTCGTCGTGCCGGAGAGGATTTTGGTGTTGGCGTCCTTCAGCACCTGGGACCCGACGCGAATCCGCGACGGGCTGATGCGGAAGTTGTCCCAGAAATACTTCAGGGCCGTGTTCCACTCCACGATGCCGCCCTCGCCGTCCGCCGTCATGGTGGCGGCATCGAGCGATTTGAAATACCCGCCCCCCTGCAGCGCCTGGGTCAGGAGGCCATCGAACGCAAGCCCGCAGGCCGAATTGTCGGTGCTGAGCCCGGTCGCGGTTCCAGCCTGGTTGGTGTTGGTCGGGTCGGTCGTGAGCGTGATGGTGTTGACGCGCGTGGTCCCGACGAAATAGGCATGCGCGAGCGTGCCATCCTCGGTGAAGAACCACCCGTACCCGAACGCGCCCTGGACGGCGGCGCAGCTCGCCTTCAGTTGCGTGTGGCTGCTGTCGGTGGTGGCGGCAGCGGAGAGGGCCGAGATCGCCGACACCCCGCCCGCGATGCCGGTATCGGTCGAACCGTCGGCGTTCGTCTTGGTGAACGTCGGGACCACGCCAGTAGCGGTTGCGCGCTGATAGCCGGCTTCCGTCAGTGCCACGACCGCGACCTTGTTGGTCGTGCCGGCCGCGATGCCGGTCACCGCGGTCGTGACCTGGGCGAGCGTCGGCGTCGGGGCGGTCCCGAGCGCGTAGCTGCCGTTGCCGGTCAGGATCATCTTTTCCTCGGCGATCATGAGGGCCTGCAGCAGCGAGAGCGATGCAAGCGCCCGCTCGTCATCGAAGCCTTCGGCGGCATATTCGGCCTCGTACGTGACCGAATTCTCAAGGCCGATCCCGACGTATGCGCGGGTGTAGTCCTTCTCGGTGACATCAATCACAGCGCCGCGGTTCCCTTCGGAAACGCCCGCGAAGTAGTTGCCGGGATTGACCGCCGTGATGGCCTTCCAATGCTCGGCGGTGCCTGCGCCCGCGTTGATCCGTCCCTTGCGGGGGATCAAGTTGCGGAGCGGCGTCAGGACGGGGTACAGCAGTTTTGCGGCGGGCTCCAGCGAATAGAACTGGAGGCCGGTGCCGGTGCTGAACCCCTGGGTCGTCGCGTCCTTGCGGAGCGGATTCGCCTGGGCCTGCTTCAGCATCTGCAGGGTCTGTTGAATAACGGCAGGGTCCACGGTTTTGCCCTCCTGGGCAGTCGGGTGCGTCAGCGCCCCGATGGGAAATGCGCCTGGGTTTGCGGAGATGGGGGAGGCGGGCGGCTAGCGCACCGCGATTGGCTTCGACAGGGCGGCCTTTGCGGTCTTGAGGGCCGCGTCCGGGTCTTTCGGGTCAATGGCGGGCTCGGCCGGATGGCCATCCGCCGCCTTGGTGACGGCAACCGTCCCTGCGCCGTTGGCCGCGGCGGCAGGCGCGGCGGGCTGGCTCGCAATCGCGGCCAGCATCTTCGCCATCTCGACCAGCAGCTCGCCCGCCGAGGCTTGGCTGGATTCGATTGCGGCGATGCGGTCCTCGGCGCTCTTGGCGAGCGTCGCCGGCTCGGCTGCCTTTCCGGCGGGGTCGTCCCCGCCATCAATAGCCTTGCCAAGGTTGTCGAGGTGCTCGCCCATCTTTTGATGGGCTTCCTTCGCCTTGTCCAAGTGTTCCTTGAGGGTGCGGCCGCGCTTCAGCAAGCCGCCGATTTGAGTGCTCATCTGAAAAACCTCCAATGTGAAATCGGGCTCATCGCCCGCCAACTCCGCGACTTCTTCAGCCACCATGGCCTGCAGAACCCTGCCGACCAACCCGACCGCCCCCTTGAGCTGCGCGCCCAGCGGCGAATCATCCTGCTCGAACTCGGCTTCCCAGTCCGCCTGCTGCCTGATCCGGTTGAGCTGGTCGAGCGTCCATGCGAGGTCTGCGACGTTGCACATGCCCTTCCGCAGGGCCGCTGCCGCCGCCTTCTTGGCATCGTCATCCGATACCTCGATGCCGTGCTGCTTGGCCGCCGCCTCGATCTTGGCCTTGACGCCGGCCTTCTCGCCCTCCGGGATGCCTTCGGTCTGGCCGAACCGCGCCAGCGCGTTGCGGATGTGGGCTTTGGTCTTTTCGTCGTCGCTGAACCTGATCGGCAGTTTCCACGTATCGGTTTTCTCCGGGTCCCCGACGTACGCGAACGCGGATGACTCCAAATCCTCGCCATCCACGCGTTTGGTCTTCGCTTCCTTTGCGAACTTCCGCATCTCGACCTCGCCGTTGGCCTTGATGGCCTCGAAGATCGCGCCCGGCATGCAGGGATAATCCACAACGCTGCCCTCGATCGGCTCGGCGGTGTAGCGCTTCAAATTGCCGTCCAGCCACTTCTTTTTGTAATCGCCGCCGATGCTGAAGCCCGTCAGGACCCCTTCCTGCACCTTCTTCCAGGTGGTGTCGTCCACGATCTTCGCCACCACTCCGATCCGCTTGGCGGCATCGTCGTAGTCCATTGCGATGAACTTCCCGACCGCCGTCAGGCCATGCATCTCGCGGACGTTCCCCACGCTCTGGCCGTTCGTGACCTTCTCGAAATCCGCGTTCCACGCCTTGAAATACGGGACGCTGGAGGCGTAGTCGAATATCTCGCCGTCGCGGTCCGGCTCTTCGCACGCGAGGATGCCGGTGATCTCGCGCTTCGCCTCGTCCACTTTCGCCAGCCGGGCAAACAGATGCTTGTTCATTGGGCCTCCTTCAGGACCGCAACCTGCGCGCATTCGCAATTCGGATGGGCGGGGACGTGGTAGTCCCCGCTCGGGAACTTCTTGCCGAGCGGCACCGCTCCCGCGGCGGCGTTTCCGTCGCACTCATCCAGCCGACCGTGCCCCGGAGCGAGCAGCCATCTCGTGGCCGCGACAACTCCTGAGCGCCGCCACCCGGCGAGCGTCCCCGCCGACTGCGCCGCCGCCACTTCCGTCCGCGCAATCGTCATCGCGCGGTCCGGGCCTAGCCAATACGATTCCTCAATCGCTTCCTGCACCTGCTGGCCGGACCATCCTTCCGCGACCGCTTCCTCAACAAGCGACCGCAGGCCCGCGCGGGTGGCATCGGTGATGGCCCACCGGGCATCCGGGTTCTGGACCAGCGCCCCGTCAACGAACTTCATCCCCACCATCGCGGCCGCGCGGTCATGCGCGTAATCGCCAGCATCCTGCCGCGCCGCCTCGGCGGCTCCCTCTTGCGCGCCCGCGAGTCCGGCCCCGGCGCGCGCGGCGGTGTCGGCCTCCGCCAGCAGCGCATCCTCGACCGGCTGCGCCAAGTACTGCCAGTCGCTGAAATCGAGGCCCGCGATGTAGGCCAGCAAGTCCGCGAGCCTGCGGTCGCGGTCATCGTCCGCTTTCGCGGCGGTCCCGAGAATCCTCCCGAGGTCGCCCGCGATGACGGGTGCCGAGTTGCCGAACGCCCGGTGGACGGCGCGCGCGATCCGCTCGATGGAATCCGGGGCCGATCCAGCCGCAAGATCAGGCCGCGCCGTCAAGGCTTTTTTTTTAGCGAGCGCCGCGGCCTTCTCGGCAGCGGGCCGATCCCCGTCATGGTCCGGCGCTGGAGGCTGCGCCGGGGCCGCCCCGATGGGGACGAACCCGGTCGCCGTCTTGATCCCGACCTGGTCGCCGTGCTGCACCGGGTCAAGGCCGCGCGCGGCGCGGACCTCGTTCGGGGCCATGATGCCGTTCGCCACATCCGACGCATCAATCTGGGCCTGCTTGAGCGGGTCCGAGCTGCGGCCCGTCTGGAATGCCGCCTCGACCTCGGTCTCGCCCAGCACGACCTGCACCAGGAAGTTGATGAGCGGCCTCAGCCAGCGCAGCAGCGCCAGCGTCCCCTCGTCCTGCGAGGTTTCCTGCGAGGTCTTGGCCGTCGCGCGGTTCATCTGGCGGATGAATGGCAGCGGCGGAATCGAGAAGCAGAAGCACAATATCCGGGCCACCCATTCATCGAATTCATCCTTGGGGGCCGCGAGCTTCGGGAAGTCCAGCTTTTCGAGCTTCGGCGTGAAGATCAGCTTGGACCGCTGGGGCTGGTTGCCGCTGTAGCGGGCGTCGAAATACGTCTGGAACTGCTTGATCTGGTCCGCCGTCCAGGTGTCGGGCACCTGCGCGAGTCCGAGCGGAATCGTGCCCTCGGTGAAGAAGTCGAGCTGGCCCAGCTCGCGCCGCAGCCCGATGTTGATCATCATGACCGCCTGCTCGACCGGCCCGTACCCGTAGATGCGGTGCGACCGCACGTTTCGGGGCCTGTAGATCAACTGGTCCCGCGTCAGGTCCACTGACGGGATCCCCTTGATGACCTGCTGGAACGCCACATCGGGCGGCCGCGGGCGACGCCCCTGGGCGTCAATTTTCGGCACGATCGTCGCGCCGTCAATCACCTCGAGGCTGCAGACCCTGCCGGCCCGGTCCCGGTTGACCAGGATCGAGGGCGCATCGAGGACAAACAGGTCTTCGAGCAGCTCCCGCAGCCACGTGTCGAAATCGTGCTCCCGGTCCGGGAACTCGAAGAAATTCCTGACGCGCGCGACCGCCGGATCATCGGCGCTCCGGCGCTGCAACGCGCTCGGGGCCTCTCCCGGCTTCGCCTTCGCGCGGAAGTCGAGCGGGATGCGGCAGAGCTGATCCTTGCGGGTCTCGATGATCATCCGCAGGAGCCCGAAACTGTCCGCGAGCGCCCGCAAATCCCTGAAACTTATCCCTTCCTGGCCCGTCCCGCGGGGCTGGATCAGGAGGTTGTACCCGATCTCGTAGTCGAGCAGCCGCGGGGGCGTTCCGTCCGGGGCGGTCGGCTTCAGCGGTTCGAGCGGCGAGAACCAGGAACCGTCCACGCCGGAGATGAAATTCCTGGCGGCGTTCCGCCATACGGCGGCCTGGCCGCTCGCCACGAGCGCGACGGTCCCAGGATCGAACGGTTTTTTGGTCCCGCCTTCAGGCATTCTTGGTCGGCGTCCTCGCGGGCAACAGCTTGGTCAGCGGCTCTTCGGCCCACAGGCCATGGCACGTCCGGCAGCGATGGACGATCTTTTTGTCCTCGTGGTCGAACACGATGCCGCCCCGCCAGTGGCCGCAGTAGGGGCACTTCTGGTGGACCGGAATCCAAGTGAACCGGATCACGAGCCCGCGCCAGATGGCGGCCATGAGCGCTCGCGCGCGCCTCACTTCTTCCTGCTCCCGAGCGTCTTCCTGGCCGCATTGGCCGCCATCGAGCGCCCGACCTTCCGGCGCTGCCGCCTGGGCGCGCCGTAGCGGCCCGTCACGGCGCTGGCCATCGCGCGCGCCTCGCGCCTCGTCCGCTGCCGGTTCATCGGCGCTTCAGTCGGGTGCTCCCGCACAAACTCCCGCGCGGGCCCATGGCGGCCTGGCAGGAAGCCGACGAGCCATCCAGAGCATGGCGCGCCGTGGCCCGGCAGGTTCACGCCGTCAACCCGCCACAGGAACGCGAGCGGCGTCGTGAACCCGCGGCATGCTCCCTTGGTCCGGATGGCCCACATGATCACCGCCTCGCCGGCTGCGGCAACCGGATCGGCTGCCCGGCGGCTGGCGCAGCCGCCGGGATTGGCGCGGGCACCGCAGGCTGCTGCTGGCGGCGGTTCGCGCTCAGGACGCGCCCGATGGCGGCGCACTCCTGGCAGCTTGCGCGCTCGAAACCCTCCGGGGTCGGACGCCAATGGTCGCGCGCCGGCTTCCCGCAGAGCGCCAGCGTCAACTCTTCGATCGGTCCAAGGAAATTAGGCCCCATCAACCCTCACGATCTGATAAACCTTCCCGCACTGGCAGCATTCGCGGTGCTCCATGCCGGTCGCGGGCACATACCCGCTCGTTCGGAACTGCGCGGACGAGCACGCGGGGCAAACGCCGCCAGCCGCCGGCTGCTTCGCCGCCGCGGGCGCTTGCGCCGCTGCCGCCAACTGCCGGTAGAAATCGAAAATCCCTCCGCTCGATCCCCGCCACCAGTTCAGCGCCTGGCTCACCATGTCCACCCAATCGTCGTGCGCCCCATTCGGGAACGCGGCGCATTCCTCGATCAGGTCGTGGACCCACGGATTCTGCTCAGGGTCCGGCAGGTAGACGTTCCCGGCCTCGATCAGCGGGCTCGCCGCGTGCGCACGAGCTTCTTTTCCGCCCTGCGGGTTGACCTCGATGATGCCCGGTATCTCGTGCCGGAGCGCGCTGATGACGGCAGGCCCGTTCGCCTTGTCCTCGACCAGCTTCGCCCCGCAGAGCGGCCAGCGCCCATCCATCGCCCGCAACTCCTGGACGGTCTTGACGAAATCCATCCGCTGGTGCGCGGCCGCGAGCAGGTAGGCATCGCCGCCCCGCATCGCCCACACGCCGCCGCAGACATAATCCGACCCATCGGTGTCCTTGAACGCGCAATCCCACGACTGCAGCATCCGGTCGAACTGGTCCGGCAGCTTCCGCTGGCCAGGCTTGCCGCCCCAGAACCGCCACCAATCCCGCTTCCAAATGCCGCCTTCGGCTGGTGCCGGCCTCTGCTGGTACAGAGCCGCGAACGTGTAGCTGCCGAGCGTCCTGCGGCGCAGCTCAAGGTCCACCAGGCTGAACCGCTTCGGCGCGAGCGCCTCGCCGGCCTTCCGCCATGGCCCGTCGCGCTCCGCGACGGCGGGGAAGTTCAGCACCCGCCAGCGGTCGCCCGAGCCCTCCAGCTCCTCGCGCAGCAGTTGGCCCGCAAGGTCATCCTGGTGCCAGCGGGTCTGCATCACGAGCACGCCTCCGCCCGAACTCAGGCGCGTGTATGCGGTCGAGCCGTACCAGTTCCGCAGCGAGTTCCGGTACGCCTCGCTGTGGGCCTGCGCGAAATCCTTGATCGGATCATCCACGATCAGGACATCCGCCGACTGGCCCGTGATGCCGCCGCCGACGCCCGCCGCCCGGTAGCTTCCGCCAGTCCCCACGATCTCAAAAACATCCGCCCTGCGCTTCTCGGTCGCCGACGGGGCGAAATCGCCCGGAATCACGGTCGCGGGGAAAATCGCCCGGTAAGCCGCCGACTCCATCGTGCGCTGCGCCGCAGTCGAGAACGATTCCGCCAAATCGGCCGCATAGCTCGTGCCGATGATCCGCAACGCCGGAGCCCGCCCGAGCGCATAGGGAGGGAACCGCCTGCTGACCAGCTCCGACTTCCCATGCTGCGGCGGTGCCGCGATCATGAGGCGCGGCCCGCGCTTCGCCAGCACCTCGGCCAAGAACCAGTCCAGCGCCTCCGCGACTTCCTCGTGGAACCGCTCCGGTTCGTACCCAGGGAACGTCGCAAGCGTGAACGCCATCAGCGACCGCCCCGCAAGCCTCCGGGCAAGCTCGGCCTCCAGCATCTCGCGCGTCGCGCCACGCGGGATGCCACCAGCCAGCTGGCGCGCCACATAGCCCTTCCGGTACTGGCCCTTGATCTTCGACCGCCGCCGGCTTAGCGGGATTTCCCCTTCGGAAAATTCCGCTATTTTTTCAGCCGATTCCGGTTCGGCGGCCCCCTTGGGGACTTGGGGATTTATGGGAGGGGCAGTCACCACCGCGGCCATCCGCCGCCGAAGGGGTCCCACTTTTGCGCCGCGATTGCCGTTCCCTGGGCATCTACGCGGACACAAAACATAGTTAAACTCTTTCTTTTCATCGCCATCCGTTGGGTTGCCAACCCAACACTTGCACGAGCGGGCGATTTACCCGCAGCCAGCACGACTTAGCTCGCACTCACGCCATCCCGATTGCCATCCTGCAGTTGCGCCTGGCTGTGGCATCGCTGCTTGCCCTGGCGGCTCAGCGGGTGCCGCCAGAACCTCGACTGCGAGCGGCGGCAGGCTCTCGCGCTTGCGCGCTGTCTGGAGCGCCCGCTGCAGCTCCCCATCATCGAGCTGCAGCACCGCATGGACTACCGCGTGCTCGCCCGTCGTCCGCACTTCCTGCTGGTCCCGCTGCCCGAGGTACTGCTTGCCGAGCCACATCAGCATGTTGCCGCGCGCCACCTCATGCGGCGACTTCATCGCCAAATCCACTTGCGATGCGCGCAACCCGATGTGGAGATCGGCGCGCCCGAGCCGCAACGCCTCGGCGAATCGGCGCTCCAGCGAATCAGCGGAGCACTGGAGACGTGCCGCGATCTCATCATTCGTGCAGCCTTGCGACGCCAGCTCGCAGACGCGATTTGGCGTCACCCGCTCGCGGGTCGGCGCGCCATACTGGTTCGACCCCGCCGGGAGCTTCGCCACTTTCTCTTTCGCGGACTTCCTCATCGAAGTTTCCCCACCGCAATCCTCCAGTGTTTCCGCTGCGCGCAGGTAGCCCTTATAGGGTCCAGTGCGATATATGTTCGGCGCGGCACGTGATTGCCTTCCTGACCCGCCGAATCCTGGTTTGCGTTTCCGCTCAGATTCGTGCGCGCGTTTTCGCGCGAGTCGCGTTTCCGCGATGGGTAGCCGGCAAGTGGCGCAACCGGCGGCAATTGTGCTGGCCTGCTTACTGCTGCTGCTCGAAGATCAATTCCCAGCTGGCCGGAGTCGGCGTGCTGGGGTGATGCGCGTACCACGACGCGATGGCGCGGATTCTCGCGCCCGCTTGCGCGCTGTCGTGCACGCGCTCCGCGCTACTGCGCAATTCTTGGCTCGGCTGCTCGGTCTGCATTCGCTTGCTCGCTTTCCTTGCCGGATTCCCGCGTGGTCACGGGCTGCTGGAATCCAAATCCCTGCCGCTCCGCGAACACCGGATGCCACTCGCCGCACATCCGCCTGAGCGCCGCCAACTCGTGGTCGGGCGCAATCCGGTGCCGCAGCATCTCACTCCAGCGCGATGCCGAGCGCATGCGCGTGAATCACATCCGCCGCTGTCGGCGGCGTTGCGACCGCGATGCACGTCGGGCAGTCGCGGTACATCGCGTCGTCATGCGGGCACTCGCACGAATAGCAGCTTTTGCAGGCCGTGCAGTGATGCGCGTGCTTGTGCGGCCAATCTGCCGAGCCGAAGAACGGCGCTAGCTGCTC